TGTGGCGGCGCCGGCGTTCGCTGGTGCTGCTCAACTTCTTCGTGCGGACGGGGCAGCGGACCTGACCGCCTCCCCGATACGTCCGTAGCGTTTCAGGCGATGAACCCGCAGGTGGATGCGGCCAGGATGGAGCCAAGGTAGCGATGTTGACCCTTCAGTTCAACGCCGGCCGCAGCCGCCAGGCGATCCGCGAGGCGATCCAGCTGCTCGAGGACATGACCCCGGTATTCAGCGACATCGGCGATTACATGATCGAGGCGACCAGGCAGCGGTTCGTGAAAGGGGTCGGCCCCGATGGCGCGGCCTGGGCGCCGAAGCGCGCAAGCACGCTCGAGCGCTACAAGCGGCTCGGCTACGGATCGCTCGGACGGCCGCTGATCGGGCCGGCGAAAGCGCTCTCGCGGCAGATCCAGCGCTTCGTCAGCCGCGACGGCGTGATCATCGGCTCGTCGCTGATCTACGCCGGCGTGATGCAGGACGGCGCGGCCAGAGGCGCGTTCGGCAGCGATCGCCGCGGCCGGCCAATCCCCTGGGGCAGGATCCCGGCGCGCACCTGGCTCGGCCTGTCGGCGGCCGACGATGCGGCGATCGTCGCGATCGTGGAGGAGCACCTCGAAGGCAAGCTCGGCACCTCCGCCTGACCCAGCGCCGGTGGCAGCGAAGTTGACGCCTACGCTCCGCTGCTTGAGACGGGGCCTCCTTCCAACCTGAACCGCTCCGTGGCACGTTGACCGCGCGGCCTCGATTCGCGGGCCTCCTGCCGGCCTGTCGCCTCGCTACCCGAGGCCGAGGCGCGCCCATCCGGCCATTTTCACCGACCATGCCCGCCCCGGCGGGCATGCCAACGCGCGCCTCATTCCGCCATCACGCTGGAAGCTGATGACGAAAGCCGCCTCTCTCGCCCTTTGTTCCGCGCTGCCGCTGGCCCTGGCCGAAGGCGGCGATGCACCCGACTGGCTGCACCTGCTGCCGGCCGGCGGCACCGTAACCACGGTCGACGGGCGCGGTCCCTACACGGTGGAGGATTATCATGCGGTGATCGCCGCCAGCCTGCCCACAGGCGAGAAGCTCGTGCTCGACGAGAACCATTCGACCGACCTGGCCGCCCCCAAGGGCATGCCGGCGCCGGCGCGTGGCTGGATCGTCGAGCTGCAGGCGCGCGAAGCGTCGAACGGCGAGGCGGGCGGCATCTGGGGCCGCGTCGAGTGGACCGACGAGGGCCGCAAACTGGCCGCCGCCTATCGCGGCGTCTCGCCGGTCATCGCGCACCGAAAGAACAAGACGATCCTCGCGATCAAGCGCGCGAGCCTGGTCAACCAGCCCAATCTCGAAGGGCTGACGGCCCTTCATCAGGAGGACAGTGAAATGGGATTGAAGCAAGAGCTTTGCGCGGCCCTGGGCCTCGCAGAGGATGCCGAGGACGCCGCGATCGTCGCGGCCGTGAACAAGGCGCTCGGCGGCAGCGAGACCGCCGCCCAATCGGCCCTGGCGCCGATCGCCGAGCTGCTCGGCGTTGCCGTCGATGCCGACCTGGCCGGCGCGATCACCGCGCTCCAGGCGGAGAAGAAGCCGGACAACGAGGTCGTTGCCGCGCTGCAGACCCAGCTGGTCGACGTTACCGATCAGCTCAACTCGCTCCAGGAAGGCACGGCCCGCCGCGAGGCCGAGGCGTTCGTCGACGGCGCGATCGCCGAGGGCCGCGTGGGCGTGAAGCCGATGCGCGACGAGTACGTCGCCATGCACATGGAAGATCCGGCGCGGGCGAAGAAGCTGATCGGCGCGATGCCGAAGGTCGGCGGCGGCCCTGCGTCGCGGCCGGCGACCAATCGTTCCACCGACCTCGACGACGCGGACCGCAGCGTGATCGCGCTGATGGGCCTCGATGCCGAGCAGTTCAAGAAGGCGCGCCAGGCCGAGCTGGGCGTCGAAGAGGAGATGCTCTGATGGCTCTTGCCGCCGATCGCAACACGCCCCGCCGCGAGGGCGATATCCTGTCCGGTTCCGTCGCCGCGGCGGTCAAGATCTTCGCCGGCGCCCTGGTGATGCGCAATGCCGCCGGCTACCTGACCAAGGGCGCCACGGCGGCCGGCTCGGTCGGCGTCGGCCGCGCCGAGGAGCAGGTCGACAACAGCGCCGGCGCCGCCGGCGACAAGGCGCTGCGGTTCCGCCCCGGCACGTTCCGGTTCAAGAACTCGGCCGCTGCCGATGCCATCACGATCGCCGAGATCGGGGACAAGTGCTTCATCGTCGACGACGAGACCGTCGCCAAGACGGACGGCACCGCCACCCGCTCGCCCGCAGGGGTCATCGAAGACGTCGACGCCCAGGGGGTCTGGGTGCGCGTGGACGAAGTGCTGACCCTCTCCCGCTAGCCGCCTGAACGAAAGGACACAGGCACCATGATCATCAACAGTGCAAACCTGGCGGCGCTGCGCACCGGCTATTCGGCGGCGATGCAGCGCGGCCAGACACAGGCGGCCAAGCCGCAGGCCGAGCGGATCACCTCCCGCGTTCCCTCCGCCCAGAAGGAACAGAAGTACGGATGGCTGGGCAAGCTGCCCGACGTCCGCGAGTGGGTCGGCCCGCGCGTCGTCCAGAACATCTCCGAGAGCGATTACGCGATCAAGGAGAAGAAGTGGGAGCTGACGGTCGGCGTCGATCGCGACGACATCGAGACCGACAACCTCGGCCACTACTCGCTGCTGTTCGAGGGCATGGGCGAGTCCACGGTCTCCAAGCCCGAACGGCTGATCTGGGACCTGCTCAAGGCGGGCTTCGCCACCACCTGCTACGACGGCCAGTACTACTTCGACACCGACCATCCGGTGCTCGACGCGGACGGCGTGGCCCAGTCGGTGGCGAACACCGACGGCGGCGCCGGCACGCCCTGGTTCCTGCTCGACACGAGCCGGGTGATCAAGCCGATCATCCTCCAGGTGCGGCGCGACTTCGGCCAGCTGGTCGCCAAGGACCGGCCGGACGACGAGAACGTGTTCAACGAAAACGAGTACGTCTACGGCGTCGATGCCCGGTTGAACGTCGGCTACAGCTTCTGGCAGTTCGCCTGGGGCTCCAAGCAGGCGCTCGACGCGGCGCATTACGAAACCGCACGGGCCGCGCTCGCGGGCATGAAGGGCGACTATGGCCGCCCGCTCGGCATCATGCCGAATCTGCTGGTCGTGCCTCCCGCGCTCGAGGGAGCGGGGCGCAAGATCCTCAACAACGAACTCGACGGCGCCGGCGGGACCAACCCGTGGAAGGGCACGGCCGAGCTGCTCGTCGTGCCGTGGCTGGCCTGAGGGGGATAGCCAGCCGCGAATTGAGACCCGCCGGCAGATAGCCGGCGGGTCTTCCGAAAGGGGCCCTTCGACAAGCTCGGGAAGAGCGGGGCCCTTTCCGGAAGACCCGAGGAGGACACGATGGCGAAGAAGCCCGCCGCTACCCGCAAGCCCGTAACGCCGAATGCGCCAGCTCCGGCCGCGCCACCGGCTGCGCCGTCGGTCGATCCGGCCGCCCCTCTCGCCACGCCGCCGATCGACCCGGCCACGGCTCCGGTCGACCCGTCCACGCCGCCAGCTCCGCCGCCGCCTCCCGGCGCGCCGGACAAGGACAGGGCCAAGGCCACGGGCACGCATGAGGTTCTGGTCGTCACCGGGCCCAGGAACGGCTTCCGCCGCGCCGGGCGCCAGTTCGGCGCCGAGCCGGTACGCATCCCGCTCGACGAGCTGGACGAGGACGAGCTGACGGCGATCCTCGAGGAGCCGGCGCTCGCCAGCTCGATCGAGGTAGCCGACGACGACGATACCTGAGCCATGCCGTACACCACCCTCGCCAAGCTGACTGCCCGCTTCGGCCAGCGGCTGCTGCTGCAGCTGACCGACCGCGCCGCGCCGCCGGCGGGGGTGGTGAACGCGGCGATCGTCGACCAGGCGATCGCCGACACAGATGGGGTGATCGACGGCTACCTCGCCGGGCGGTATCAGTTGCCGCTGACGGACGTGCCGCCGCAGCTGGCCGACCTGGCGCTGACGATTGCGATCTACAAGCTGCACCCGTTCGAGCCCGACCCGAAGATCCGCAGCGATTACGAGCAGGCGCTGAAGACGCTGCGCGAGATCGCCAGCGGCGTGTTCCGCCTGCCGATCGCCGGACTCGAGCCTGCAGCCCTGAACGACAGCGGCGTGCTGACCAACGACCGCGAACGGCCCTTCACCGAGGACAACCTCAAGGGGTTCATCTGATGGGCCCCATCCGCATCGACGACGTCAGGCAGCGGATCGAGGCGCAGGTTCCCGCTCTCGCTGGCCACCTCGGCAATGCCGGCGACTTCGCCAACCTGGTCGAGCACAACCAGCTGCCGCAGCAGACGCCGGCCGGCTACGTGATGCCGGGCGGCCTGCGCGGTGGCCAGGCCGACGCGGCGACCGGACTGTTCCGCCAGGCGTTCGACGAGCTGGTGATCGTTGTCCTCGTCACGCGCGTGGCCGGCGATCCGCTGGCGAGCGCCGCGATCGACGAGATCTCGCCGCTGGTCCGCGCCACGATCAACGCCGTTGTGGGCTGGGGACCGGCCGATGCGATCGGCGTGTTCCAGCTCGCCCAGGCCGAGCTCGTCGGCGCCAAGGATGGCGCGCTCGTCTTCCAGATCGATTTCGCACTCTTCGACCAGCTGAGGATCACCACGCCATGACCAAGTCCAGGAAAGCCCAGGAGCCCGCGCACGAGCCCGTGCCGGGCGGTGGCAGCTACGTTCGCGATCCGGTCACCGGTGCGCTGACCCGCGTCGCCGGTACCGAGCGCAGCGAGGGAACGCCGAGCGAGGAAGACACAGCCGCCGTCGCGGACGAGACGGCGCCTCCGGCGACCGACGAACAGAAGGAGGGCTAGATGCCTAACCCGATCAAGTGGAAGTCGAAGATCATCCTCGCCAAGCCCGAGGTCACCTACGGCACCGACCCGGTGCCGACGGCCGCGGCCAACGCGATCCTGATGACCGACGTCGAGCTGCGGCCGATGGAAGGGCAGGACGTCTCGCGCAACCTCGAGCGGCCCTATCTCGGCGCCCAGGAAGAGATCCCGGTGGGGCTCTATTCGGTGCTCACCGGCTCGGTCGAGCTGGTCGGCTCCGGCGCCGTCGCCACCGCGCCCGGCTGGGGCCCGCTGCTGCGCGCCTGCGGCGCCGCCGAGGTCGTGACAGCGCTCACCAACGTGGTCTACTCGCCGGTGACCGACAATCACGAGAGCATCGCGATCTACTTCTGGATGGGCCCAACGCGGCACGTCCTGAAAGGCGCGCGCGGAACCGCTCAGATCACCGTCAACGCTCAGGGCATCCCGGTGGCGCGGTTCACGCTGACCGGCCAGTTCGCCACGCCGGGCGACGTCGCGCGGGTGACGCCGGACCTGACTTCGTTCCAGCGGCCGCAAGTGGCGACCATGGCGAACACGCCGACGTTCACGATCGGCGGGACTGCGATGGTGCTGAGCCAGTTCAGTTTCGACCTGGGCAACGACATCCAGCAGCGCCTGCTGATCGGCCGAGAGGAGATCCTGATCGTCGACCGCAAGGAGAGCATCTCGGCCCGCGTCGAGGCTCTGCCGCTGGCGACCTACAACCCGTTCGCCATCGCCCAGGCCGGCACGTCGCAGGGACTGAGCCTGGTGCATGGCACCGTGGCCGGCAAGATCGCGACGATCAGCGCGCCGACCTGCGCGCTCAAGCGGCTCACCGGCTACGAGCAGTCGCAGGACATCGCCGAGTGGCCGCTGATGCTGACGCCAAAGCCGACCGCCGGCAACGACCAGTGGTCGATCACGCTCACCTGATCATCCCTCTCGCGCCCGGCGGTCTCAATGGCCGCTGAGCGCCCGTTCAGAAGGCCCTTACTGCATGTTCAAGATCGCCAAGGAACCGACCTTCACCCACGAGGTGGTTACCCGCGCACCTGTCGACGGTGGCTTCGAGGAACAGAAGTTCAAGGCCACGTTCCGGGCCATCGATCCCGAGGAAGCCGAGACGTTTGACATCGTTACGCTGGAGGGATCGACGGCCTTCCTGCGCCGTGTGGTGGTCCAGTTGCACGACGTCGTCGATGCCGAGGGGAAGCCGGTCGAATGGAACGACGCGGTGCTGCTGGCAGCGCTCAGGCTGCCATGGGCGCGAACGGCGCTGGCGAGGGCCTATTTCGCGGCCATCGCGGGAGCCAAGGCGGGAAACTGAAATCGGCGGCGCGCGCACTCACGCGAAGCGCCGCCGGGAAGGACGAGGCAGCAGACGATGCCCGCCAGTTCGATTTCCCACCCGAGGTGGTTGCCAGCATCGAGGAGGCGCTGGGGGCGGCCAGAGGAAGCGAAGCGGTCGAGGTATGGTCCGAGAACTGGGACATTGTGAAAGCCTTCAGCGCGGTTTCAACCCAGTGGCGAGTGGCGTCAGTCGGGTTGAGCGGGATCTACTACGTGGGCCTGGACTATGCCGCAGCGCGCGCGGGCCTGGAGCTCGACGGCCTCAAGCTGAGCCCGACGCTGTGGGAGGGCGTCCGCATCATGGAAGGCGAGGCGCTCACCTGCCTCAACGCGCCGAGATGACCGTATGCCGCTGAAAACCGCCCTCATCGTCGATGGATCGAGCGACGGCGGCAAGCAGGCGCTCGTCGAACTCGAGCGCTCGATCGAGCGCGCCGATCGGGAAGCCAGGCAGCTGGCGGCCGCCTTCTCGGCCGTGGATGTAGCGACAACCCGTCTGGCGCAGGCGCAAGTCGCGGCGAAGACTGCGACCGACGCGAGCAAGACGGCCTTTGCTGCCGGCGAGATCAAGCTGGGGGAGTACAACCGCCAGCTGCTCGAAACGAAGACCGCGCTCGGCCTGGTCGAGGCCGAGCATCGATCGACGGTCGCCGAGCTTCGGAAGGCCCAGGGAGCCTACGACGGCGCGATCGGCCAGGGGCAGCGGTTCGTGCGCTCGGTCGGCGAGCAGCGGATCGGCGCGCAGCAGCTGGCGATGAACCTTGGCGACATGACCACCATGTTCGCCCTCGGCGCCCGGCCCATGCAGATCTTCGCCAGCCAGTCCGGTCAGGTGATCCAGTCTATCAGCCTGATGAGCGGCGGCACGAGCAAGTTCGCCGCGTTCATGATGAGCGGATGGGGCACGGCGATTACCGCGGGCGCGATGGTGCTCGTGCCGCTCATCGGCTACCTGCTCGATACCAAGGATGCGGCCGAAGAGGTCGAGTTCGCCTCGTATCAGCTCGGCGACGCGCAATCGATCCTCGGGCAGATTTTCGATCTGACCACCGGTAAGATCAAGGCGCAGAGCAACGAGTTGCTTGCCCTGGCGCGAGCCCAGGCGATCGCCGGCCAAGTTGCAGCGCGGAATCAGCAGGCCGAGGCGCGCACGGCGCTCGGCGAGCTGCGGCGGCCGACCTATTCACAGGGTAGCCGCACGGCGACCGGAGGCGCCGGCCTCTACGGATCCGGCCTGCAGTATCAGCAGAACGCCAATCCGGTCGGCGATGTGCTGGCGCAGTTCCAGGCTGGCAAGAAGAACGCGGAGGACGCCGAGCGCGCCCTGCGCGGTCTGCTCACCACCGGGAAAGCCACTGAGGAACAATATCTCGCTGCAGCGAAGGCGGTAACCGACTTCGCTGTCGGCGCGGCCAACGAGCAGGTCTTCAAGGATCTCGAATCGGCGCTCGGCGGCGACAGCGAGGCAATGCAGCAGTTCCTGAAGCCGAAGCAGGACCACTCGCGTGCCCGCCGGGCCAGCGGTCCAACGCTCGCCGAGATCGCCCAGCAACATGCCGAGGAGATGCGCCAGCTTCAGCAGGAGGAGTTGCGAGCGCAGATCGACTTGACGACCGATGCGCGCGATCGTGCCGACCTGGAGCAGCAGCTGATGCGCGTCGAATTCGACGACCGCGTCGCCCAGATCAACAACAACAAGCATTTCAGCGCCGCACAGAAGCGCGCCCAGGTGCAGGCGCTCGAGGGGCTCTACGGCGTTGTCAAAACCGCCGCAGATGGCTCGTCGATGGTGTTGGGAACGCCGGGCCTGCTCCAGCAAGGTATCAATCGGGAGCGGGACCGGCACATCGAGCAGGAAGCCCAGCAACTTGCCGAGCTGCAGAACCAGGTCTCCCAGGACGCCCTGCAGGCACAGATGGACCTCGCCGACACCGAGGCCGGCCGCAAGTCGCTCGCCCTGCAGATCTACGATGCGGAGACCGCCTACCTACGCTCCAAGCTCGAGGCGATCGCCGCCAGCGAGACCGCAACCGAAGTCGAGAGGCAGCGGGCCCAGATCGAGCTCCATGCGCTGAATGCGACGGCCGCCATGCGCCGCGAGGGCGTGTCGCGGGCGAATGCCACGTCGGTCGAGCGCTACTTGCGCGAACTGCACCAGACGCCCGAACAGGTGAGCGAAGCCATCGACGCGATCAAGGTTCGCGGGCTGGAGGCTCTGAACGACGAGCTGACTGAAACCGTAGCCAAGGTGCTCAAGCTCGGCGGCGTGTTCGGGCAGGTGGCCAACCAGATCGTTTCGGACCTGATCCGCATCGCGGTGCAGCGATCGATCATCGCGCCGCTGGCGGATATGCTGTTCCCGGGCTCATCCGGAGGCCCCACGAACCTGCTGGCGGGAACGGGCCACAGCGGGGGCGGCGGGCTGTTTGGGCTCATCGGCAGTCTTTTCGGCGGCGGGCGGGCGTCGGGCGGGTCCGTCTCGCCCGACAAGTTCTATACGGTCAACGAACGCAGCACGGCGCCTGGGTTGTTCTTCCCGCTTTCCCCCGGCCGGATCGAGCCGCCCGGAAACGACAACGGTCGCTTCGCGCAGCCGGTGATCGTGCAGCTGCGGGTCGCCCGCGGCGAGCTGTTCGACGTCGAGGTCGAGCGGATCTCGGGCAACGTCGCGGTGCAGACGGTCGAAGGCTATGCGCCGGCGATCGTCGAAGCCTCTGCCGCCGAGACCACCCGGCGCTTCACCCGGCCGAGGCTCTAGCGGTGCTGGTCCCGCTCCCCAACCTGCCTGGCCTGTTCTCTTCGGTCGAATGGTCGCTGGTCATCCCGCAGCAGAAAAGCGCGTCCGAGTTCACCGGCCGTACGCAGGTGATCGGCCTGCCGGGTGCCGAGCACTGGCGCGTGAAGGCGAGCGCGCTGCCGCATGCCAGCGAAGCGGAATCGCGCTCCTGGCGGGCGTTCATCGTCGCCTGCCGCGGCGCAGAGAACACCTTCAACATGCCGGCGATGCCGCTGGCGGCCTTCACCGGCGCCAATCCGAGCGTGACGGCCGCGGTCGCCGGCAACCGCGCGGTCACCGTCTCGAGCGTCGCCGGCATCGTGCCCGGCATGGTGGCGACGGTGACCCAAGTGGGCGGCCGCTATCGCAAGGTGGTGGTGGTCGGCATCGTCGGCCTCAACGTCCAGTTCGAGCCCTACCTCACCGCCAATCCGCTCGTCGGCGCCGCGTTCAACCTCGACGCACCCTTCTGCACGATGCGCCTGTCCGGCAACGAGCACGGGTGGCAGCGGGGCGCCCGGGTTGCCGCCGGCTTCGCGTTCGAGGCGGAGGAAGCGCTCTGATGTGCCCTACCGCTTCGCTGCCTGAGGGCGCTGTGATGTGCCCTATCGCCTCGCTGCCTGAGGGCGCTTTGATGTGCCCTGCCGCTTCGCAGCCTGAGGGCCTGATATGAGCCTGCCCGACGCCACCGCCGCGGCGGCGATGGATGCCGACGTCGTCAATCCGGTCTGGTTCGTGTTCCTCGACTTCCTGGCTGGCCCGGTGCGCGCGAATTCGAGCGGGCGTGACATCACCGTTGCCGGCAGCGGGCAGCCGAACCTCGACGGCGAGTACATCGGCGTCGATCCGCGCCTGGTGGCGACGTCGCCGGTCAAGGTATCGCCGGGCGGGAGCGACACGCGGTGGATCCGCCTGTCGGGCATCCGCGGGCTAGACGATGCCGACCGGGCGCTGCTGGCAGACCCGGCCAACTGGCGCGGCCGCGTGGTCCGACGCTGGCAGATGATCCGCAACGCCGCCGGCGCGCAGCAGGGCGCGATCCGGCATTTCGACACCGGCTACATGATGTCGCTCAGCCACATCGGCGGCGCATCGAGCCTCGCGCTCGAGCTGACCTACGAAAGCTACCTCGCTGCCTTCTCTCAGGCGTCCGGCCGGACCTATGTCGACCAGGAAGGCTTCGACGAGCTCGACCTGTCCGGCCGGGCGGCACTGGCGATCGCCAACGGCAACCTGTCGAGCCCGATCACCAGCGGCGCGGGCGGCGCCGGCAGCGGCAGCGGCGGCACCTATTTCCGCAACCCGTCGCTGAAGCGCGACGTGCTGGACCGCGCGATCTGATGCCGCCGGCCGCCTTCAGCGCGCCGCGCGCCGGCGACTGGGAAGCTGCGCTGGGTGCCTTCCTCGCCGCGTGCGAAGGCCGGCCCTACGCGTGGGGCGAGCACGATTGCGCACTGTTCGCGGCCGGCGCGGTGCAGGCGATGACCGGCGCGGATCCGGCAGCGGCGTTCCGCGGCCGGTACCGTTCGAAGCGGGGCGCGGCCAAGGCCTTGCGCGAGCTCGGCGCGGGCACGCTCGAGGCGACGATCGACGGGCTGTTCGAGACCATCACGCCGGCCTTCGCGCAGCGTGGCGACCTGGTGCTGCACGAGGGCGCGGTGGGCGTGAGCGCCGGCCGCTTCGCCCTGTTCGTCGGCGACGCCCTGCAGGGGGCCGAGGGCGGCGCGGACGTGGCCGTTGCCGGCCTCGTCCGCGTGCCGCGCGCCGCCTGGGAAAAGGCCTGGCGCGTTGAGTAAGAAGATCATCAAGATCGCGGCGCTGGTGGTCGCGGTGGCCGCCGCGATCCCGACTGGCGGCGGCTCGCTGCTCGCGGTCGGGCTCGGCATCTCTTCGGGCATGGCGTCGCTGATTGCAGTCGGTGTATCGGTCGGCGCCTCGCTGCTGACCAAGCCCAAGACGCCGAAGATCGGCACCGCCAACGAGGACAGGCTCAACGTCTCTATCAACGTGCGCGCGCCGCGCGTGATGGCCTTCGGCAAGACGGCGCTGGCGACTGACCTGCGCGACCAGGAATTCAGCGGCGCCGGCAAGGAGTACCTGCACCGCTTCCTGGTCAACGCGGCGCACCGCATCAACGCCCACACCGAGATCTGGTTCGACGATCAGCTCGCGTGGACCGCCGCCGGCGGCGTGCAGGCGCCCTATACCGGGTACCTGACGGTGACGCCGATCGCTGAAGGCGCACCCGGCAACGCGATCAACATCGGCCCGCGCATGGGCAGCTCGCGCCGGTTCACCGGCTGCGCCTATGTTTACCTGCGATTCAAGCTGACCGGGAACAGCAAGAAGACCGAGAGCCCGTTCGCACAGCAGGTGCCGACCCGCATGACGATCGTCGGCGAAGGCGCGCGCTGCTACGACGTGCGGCAGGACGGCACCCGCGGCGGGACGGGCGCTCACCGCGCCAACGACCAATCGACCTGGACGTGGGGCACGCATGCCCGCAATCCCGCCTGCCAGCTGGCCACCTGGTTGCTGGGCTGGCGGATCCAGAACCCGCAGAGCCTGACGTGGAAGCTCTCGGTCGGCGCGGGCATCCCGGCCGACCGGATTGACTGGGCCTCGTTCCTCGAGGCAGCGAACCTGTGCGACGAGCCGGTTACGCTGATCGGCGCCGGGACCGAGCCGCGCTATCGCTGCGACGGCCTGGTCGACGAGGACGACGGGCCCAGCGCGATCGTCGATGCCTTCAAGGCCAGCATGAACGCCGACCTCGACGACCAGGACGGCCTGCTGCGGCTGACGGTGTTCCACAACGACCTCGCCACGCCAGACGCCGACTTCACCGAGGCCGACATCCAGGGCGACTTCGTGTGGCTGCAGACGCCGCCGCTCAACGACAGCTACAACGTGGTGCGCGGCAGCTACGTCGAGCCGGCGGCGCTCTACCAGCCCACGCCCTATCGCGACGCGACGGTCGCCTCGCCCGACGGGCTCGAGCGGCTGCACCCGGCAGACTTCGGCCTGGTGCAGAGCCGCAGCCAGGCCGAGCGCCTGGCCAAGCAACGGCTGCAGCGCCAGCAATATGGCGGCGAGTTCCGCGCCACGTTCCTCGCCTCGGGCTGGAAGGTGCAGAAGAATTCCGTCGTCCGGCTGAGCTTCGCGCCGGAAGGCTGGGTCAACAAGCTGTTCCGCGTCGCCGAGACCGAAGTGCGGCAGGACGGACTGGTGCCGATGGTGCTGCGCGAGGAGCACGCGCAGATCTACGCCTGGGCCGCCGAGGAGAGCCCGGCGGTGCAGATCGCCGCGCCGACGCTCTATCTGCCGGGCGATGCGCCAATCCCGCAGTTCCTCGGCACGGTGCAGGAAGGCGCGACTGTCGGCGCGGTGCTGGGTGACAACCTGAAAGCCGAGGGCGGCGCCACGGTGCTGCCGCCGGGCGAGGTCCGAAACCAGACCATCAACCTGTCGGCGAGCGGCGCACTGACCTACAATCCAGGTACCGGCCCCGTTGCGCTCGGAGCGGTGACCCCGGGCGGCATCGGCGCGTACCGCTCATTCCTGACCAGCAGCTCCTTCGTGCTCAACGCCTACGCCGCGGGCGGCTCGGTCGACTATTCGCCGGCGACCGGCCAGTTCAAGGTCTTCTCGGGCGCCGCGGACGTGTCGGCGAGCTTCGCGCTCTCGACCCAGTCGAACCCGCAGGCGCTGACGATCGGCTATGTCGGCCAGACGTTCTCCGTGACGGCCGGCTTCGACGAGGACAACGCCACCGCGGTGATCCGGGCGACCGGCAGCGGCGCCTATGCCGGCGTCGTCTTCGACCAGACGATCACGCTATCCAAGCTCAAGGGGGGCTACGAGATCGTCGCGGCGCTGCCGGGAACCAACCTGTTCGAGGGCCGCACGGTCTACCTCAACACGGATGGCAAGCTCTACCGCTACCACAGCGGGGCCTGGACCTCGGCAACGGCTGCGGCGGACGTTACCGGACAGCTCTCCAACGCTCAGATAGCGGACCTGGCAGCCGCCAAGATCACCGGCCAGTTCATCGACACACAGGTCGCATCCAACGCCATCACGACCTCGAAGATGGTTCTCGCGGCGGGCAACCTTGTCGCTAACGGCGACTTCGCCACGGGCAGCCTGAAGAACTGGCGGCCGTGGGACCAGCCGGCTCAGATCGGCGCTATTGCCATCGGTTCCGGCAAGTATGCGATGCTGTTCACTCACCCCGGCGGTGCAGCGACGAACATCAGTGCGTTCGCTGCCGACAAGGCGTGGGCGGACGCGGGCGCAGACCAGGACGGTTTACTCGTCGAGCCGGGCAAGGAATACCGAGTAGCGTTCCGCCTTGCCAAGGGTGGAACTTACGCCGGCACAAGCTTTGTAGTTAGTGCCTACTTCGGCCCCTACAACGGAGGGGCGCTGGGGAGCGTCCTGGTCAGGGACATCACTCCAGCGGAGATGACCGCTGGCTACACGCAATACACCGGCACGTTCGTCGCGCCGGCCGGAGCGACCCGTTGTTGGCTGTTCTTCTGGTCTCAGGGCATGACCGCCGGCCAGCTTTACCTGACCGATGTCTTCTGCAACCAGAAGGCGTCGGCCGACCTGATCGTTGACGGTGCGGTGACCGCCCAGAAGGTTGGGGCAGGCGAGGTCACGGGCGACAAGGTCGCATCGAACGTAATTACCACCCAGCACCTGTCCGTCGCGACGCTGACCGACAATCTCGTTCCGAACGGTCAGTTGCTGGACGGGTTGACCGGTTGGCGCTCGCGGGACAACAATGACGTAGGGTCCAACTCCATCCGCACCCACCCCAACTGGCTGACAGTGGGAAGCAATGGCATTGTCCTGGACAAGAGCCTGGTGGGCGGTGGCATCGCTGCCCAGTGCAAGGCGTTCCCGGTTCAGCCGGGCAGGAAATATTCCGTCCGCTTTCAGCTCTACGGTGCATCCACCACGGCTGGTGGGCTCTACACCCGCGTGTGGTCCAACAGTGCGCGCGACGGGGATGGCCTCGGTTATGTCTCAACGGGCACCCAAACAGACCTGACCACTGCTGCGCCGGTTGCCGCCGGATATGTGCAATACGAGTTCACCTGGACTGCTCCGGCTGGGCATTTCTGGGCCTCGTTCGGCATCTACAACTGGGTCAACGGCCCGCTCTGGATGCACCTTACCAACGTCGAAATCCGCGAGGTGAAGGAAGCCGTCCACATCGGCGACGGGGCGGTCATCGCCAACAAGATCGGAGCGGGCGCCGTCACCGCGGCGAAGGTCAACGTCACCGACCTGTCGGCGATCAGCGCCAACCTCGGCACGATCACCGCGGGCTTCATGCAGAGCCCCAGCGGCAACACCCAGATCGACCTCAACAACGCCCGCATCACGTTCAACAACGGCACCTACATGAAAGTGACCGGGATCGGCTTCGGCACGGCCGGCCAGTTTCTCGAGTGGTACGGCCCGACGATGAGCATCGGCTTGTGCTCGGAGAGCAACGCCAAGTATTTTTTGAAGACCAACGGGGAGCTGTTCTTCGGCGGCGCGACCGCAAGTTCGGACTACGTCAGCAAGGGCATCAATTCGGGCAACATGGACGTCGGGGCGCCGGCTACAGGCGCCTACTTCCCCGTGACGGCGTCAGCCCTCAGGGTCTTCATCCCCATCGGGGGAGCTGGCAACGTCGCGCTCACCACGGCCGACCTCCTCGGTGTTTCTTGGGGCGCTGGCGACATCAACGTCTCCTACAAGTGGCAATATTCCGCCGACAACTCGACGTGGAGCGACGTGGGGACAGCGGTCACGGCCTCTATGGGTGCAGGCTCCGCCGGAACACAGATGCCCGCCCTGTCCGCGACCAAGACGGGCTTGAGCGCGGGGGCTGCTGCCTTCTTCCGGGTCGTGCTCATGGTCAACAGCTACACCGGCACGGGCAACCGGACCTTTACCGGGTCGTGCGCCGCTCAGGCCACCTAAGGGAGTACAAGCATGTACATCATCCATCATCCGTCTCCGGCCTCGACTCTGTTCCACCACCTGGGCGCGATCACGCTCGATGCCGGACGGCTCAGCGTGGTGATCACCAGCCGTTCGCCAGAGCCGTTACCGGTGCCGGCCGGAGCGAACGCCCAGGAATGGGTCAACACGCTGGAAGTGCCGATTGCCGAGATCTCCGAGCAGGCGATTGCCGACTGGCTGGTCAGCGCGGAGGGCTATTACGCGGGCGGTGAGATCGTCTCCGACGAGGCATTCGAGATCGCCGGCCGAAAGGCGCACCTGCACCAGAAGGTGAAGGCGGCGCGGGACCAGCGCAAGAATGCCGGCCTGGTGACGACATTCGGCACCGTTCAGACCGACCTCGACAGCCGCCTCAACCTCACCGGCGCGGTGAGCATGGCCTCGATCCTGGGCGCCAGCTTCGCGATCGATTGGCGCATGGCCGACGACACGATCGTGCCGCTGGATGCGGCGCAGATGACCCAGCTCGGGCTGCTGGTCGGCGGCTTCGTCTCGGACTGCCAGGCGGCCAAGAACCAGCTCGACGCGGCGATCGGCTCGGCGGCGACGGTGGAGCAGCTTGAGGCGATCGATGTCGACGCCGGATGGCCCGCGTGATGAAGCGGGCCCTCCTCCTGCTGCCGCTCAAGATCGACGCGCCGCATTGCATCTTCGGCCGGTGGCACGGCCCGGCCTGACGAATACCGCCGCCGGATGACGGGGGTGGCCGAGGCGCACCAACGCCTCGAACCGCGAGCTGCTACTCGCACCTTTGGCTGGCGCGCCCAGCCTAAAGCTCCCCCGGCCGTTACGGCGGGGCCGATTTAGGTATGAGTCATGAAGGAAGGATTGAAGTTCGAAGCCGTCGAGCCAGTGCGGCCGGTGGCACCGTGGCGCGGTGGCAAACGCGCCCTAGCCGGCCGCCTCGCCGAGCGCATCGCCGCGGTGCCCCATGCCCGCTACGTCGAGCCGTTCGTGGGCATGGGCGGCGTGTTCTTCCGCCGCCGGCAGAGGCCGAAGATGGAAGTGATCAACGACATCAGCCGCGACGTCGTGAACCTGTTCCGGATCCTGCAGCGCCACTACCAGCAGCTGCTCGACGTCCTCAAATGGCAGATCTGCAGCCGGGCCGAATTCGAGCGCTTGGTCGACGTCGATCCCGAGACGCTGACCGACCTGGAGCGCGCCGCGCGCTTCCTCTACCTTCAGCGCACAGCGTTTGGAGGCAAGACGATCGGGCAGAACTTTGGCGTCGGCTTCGACGGGCCGGCACGATTCGACCTCACCAAGTTGGTGCCGCTGCTCGAAGCCGCGCACGAGCGCCTCGCACCGGTGGTGATCGAGCGGCTGCCATTCGCCGACTGCATCACGAAGTATGACAGCCGGCCTGGCACCCTGTTCTACTGCGATCCGCCGTACTGGGGCGGCGTCGATGACTACGGCGTGGGGCTCTTCTCAGAGGCCGATTTCACCCTTCTGAGAGACCGTTTAGGGGCGATTCAAGGGCGCTTCATCCTGTCGCTCAACGACACGCCGGAAGTGCGCGACCTGTTCGGCCGGTTCGAGCTCGAGGAGGTTTCCCTCAACTATCGGCTGAGCGGCAAGGTGACGCCGGCGCGGGAGCTGATTATCAGTGGCGGCAGCTAGGGAGGACGCGATGCAAGACAAGGCGCAAGCGGTTCGTGATTATCTGGAATCGACCTTCAAGGAGGTGGAGCAGATCGAGGTCTATTTCGGCTCGCACACCGTGAAGATTCAGGCGACTTATGTGGAGGTCCAACATCCCGACCTAGTTATGTGCAGCACTATCAACGGCGAGGAGATCGCGATCGACCCTTCACACATCAGCGCCATGCTCGCGGTTGACCTTGAGGCCCGCGAGGCCGCGAGGGGCATTCGAAAGTGAGCATCTACGACCGATCGACGTGGCCTGCCGAGGGAGCGGCAGTGCTCTAAAACCTCTTGTCAAAGACTCCAGAACCTCGCGCCGCGCTACAATGGATTACATCCGCGCACTG